TGCATCACTTGTAGAAAGATTTTTCCTCTTCTCGACAATTTCGAGAAGAAGTGTGTTTCGTGCGGAGGAACAAACGGAGAGATAGTGTCCGAAGAACATTTCAAAGCGGGTTTTGAGGCCGGTGCTTATTTTAATATTGACCCCAGAACAGGCGACCCAGCAAAAAAGAAGCGCGGCTAGAGTAACGCCTGCTTTTTGCTAGAAATCGTAATCCTCCGCCCCAATAGCGACCCGCTGATCGCGGCTCCGGTCGCGCCGGGTTGAACCCAGAGCAACAGCCTTGCTGGATCGCAACTGCATAATGCCAACGCGCGTTGCGCTCAGAAGGTCATCATTGGTTTTCACGATAAGCCCGTCTTTGCGGTGATAGCCCTGGAATTCTTCCTGCCATTCGATGCAGCCGGCCGCGACCTTGAACCGATCCGAACGCATCCGCGATAGCATTTCCATGACGCCGGCCTCAGTGCTGTACCCGCCTGTCGCAAAAGTGGCGTGCTTGTCCAACATTTGGAGCCCTTCGCGCTTGTAAATTTCGGCAAGCTGCTCGCCCGATCCCTTGTCGCGCTGCGTTCCGTCATGGGGCCACGCCACTTTGACGTTGGCGGCGATGGCCTTCATGCGGCTTGCATGGATGGCGGGAACGCCGCCTTTGATTTTCAATTCCGCCAGCAAATACACGATGTCATTGTCCCGATCCCACGCCAGCAAGGCGGCGGCGAAGGGATGGGAAATGCCAAAGTCCACGCCCCAGAGTTTCGCCCAAGACCGCGTTTCCAGCGGGCCAAGGGTCGAATGAATTATTTCCTCGTTTTGAACGCGAAGCGGAACCACCAAGCTATCAAGTTCAACGTCTTCAAACACCGCACCGGACCCCAGCATCGGCAGTCCGTCTATGCGGGCGCGGCGCTGGTGTTCGGGAAATGTGGCGATCAAAGCCGCTTGGCGCTCTTTGTCAGCAAGATGAACCGCGTCCGTCATTCTCATGCGAACGACAAGCCGGTTTTTCATCGCCTCCGGCGTGCGCTCTCCGAAGCGCGGCAAGATTAGGTTCATGCCGTTTAGCGGGGTGAACGTGCTGTATGCGAGGCCCCCGGTTGCGACAAGGCGGGCAAGTCCTTCCATGTAATGATCGACTGGCGGCTCCTCATCGCACCAAAGCCAGTCAAGTGTCGCGCCCTGCCATTTGCTGCGGTCTTGATCGTAGGACTTGAAGCTGATTTCCGAAATGCCGCCGGAGACGTGCTTGACCTTTATAGTATCGAAGGCGCCGCCCGCACCGTGCCCCAGGATTTTGCCGACAAGCAGGGACTTCGGGATCATCCCCGTACCGTACAGGGCATCATCTCCGGGCGGGCCGCATAGCTTACGCTGGGACACGTCGCGCACCGCAACTGTGCTTTCTCCGGTTGCCCATCCGCGCGTCGGGCCATCGAAGCGACGGCCCTTCCACCAGTCGGGATAAAGGCCGGTTGCGAAGACCGTCGCCATGTATGCGCCGATTTCCGATTTGCCTAATTGATTTCCCGCCTGCAACACGACTTCGGAATGGTCCACCGAGGCGTTGCAGAACTCAATCTGCTTTTCGTAAGGCTGGAAGGACTTGAAGCGGTTCTCGCGTTTTGTGCGCGCCTGTTCTTCCAGAACCTTCAGGATTTGGTCTTTCCGGGCCGTCATGACATGGCCCTCCGCGCTGCAAGGCGTTCCCCATGAAGCCCCAAATTCATAAGAACGGTTGCATCAAAGCGGGCTCCTGACTTGAGCAAGCCGGTTGAAAATTCGGGGCTCTTAGTCGCCATCGCCAAAACGTCGGCAGCGTAAGCACGCAACTGGGCGGCGCGCTCCGGCGTCTTTGCGATCCGGTCGAATGCGACGGCTTGCTCTTGCTTCCATAACGCAAGAGCGGGACCGGACACGCCTTCGAGGCGGCGGCCCGTTTCCAAGGCTCTTTCAACCATCGCCGCGCCGATGTTGGCGGGCATTTGGATTTCGTGAAGCCAGGATGTTGCGGCGACGTGGAACTGCGCCACTGTGTTCGTGTCAGTGCCTGGCGGCAAGCGGTTCATATAATCCAAATGATAGCCCTCTGGCGCGGGCGGCGGCGCGAACGTGACGTCAAAGGTCTTCGCCTGTTCGCTTCGGGTATCGGCCGGCGCGGGCTCAGTCCCACCCGCCTTCAAGGCAGCATCGGCGCCCTCCCGCGTCATGGCACCCGTGCGGACCATTTCGTCCGCGAATGCGCGGGCCTGTTCCGGCGTGCCCCCCTGGCCGATGGTGGGGGCGTCCGCCCAGAAGCCTTGCGGCGGGGGTGTGATGGTATTGGCGGGGGTATCGGTCATTGGCAGGCTTCCTTTTCGGTTGGTAGTAGGTCTTCGATCCCCTCACGGCTTTGCGCTTCCAAGTAGCGGGCCTTGGCGTCCGCCCGTCTTTGGTCACGCAATTCTTTCGACCGCGCCGCGCGCTGGTCGGGTGTCATGGCGTCCCGTTCGCGCCGCTTGTCGCGTTCATTGGTGCGCTGATAGCGTTCTGCCCGCGCCGCCTGCTCCGGCGTCTTTTCGGCCGGCACATCTTCAAATTCGGCGTCGATCACATCCGGCGAAATCAGCATCTTGCGCGCGGCGGCGTCCGGCAGGCCAAGTTCACGCGCCAGGGCGAGAATGCGGGCGTCCTTCTGGGCGTCGGTCATGTCGTGATGCTCAACGGTCAGATGATGCTCGCTGACCGCGTTTAATCCGCCGCGGTTGAGCAATTCCACCGCGGCCTTGAGGCGGTCTTTCGGCTCTTTGGCTTTGTCATCGCGGATTTCGACCAGCGTGCGTATGGATCGCGGGCCTTCGCCCACCAGCACCTTGCGGCTCTCTTCCACGATAGCCGCAATGATGCTTTCGCTATGCGCCAGCCCATAGGCGGTCACTTTGGCGTTGTGGGGCTTCTCACGGCTGTAGCCCGCCCTTCTAGCGGCATCGGCGTTGTTGCAGCCGAAATGGACACGGGCATAGACAAAGGCGCGCTGGGCCGGCGAGAGGGCCAGCATGGCAGGCCCCAGGCCATCATCGGGCACAACAATCATGGGAACGAGCGGGCGGCCGGAGTTCATGCCTGTCTCCCAATGTTAAGGACATAACATTCGTTTTCGTCCGCGCGCCTCGCCCCACGGCCACTGCCAGCCGATAAACTGGCGAGCGAAAACCCGATGCCGGCCGGCGTATACCCCCCCATCGTGTTGGAGAAAAAATCCGCAATGAACCGGCGCAGGGCGAACGCGGGCAGCATGAGGCTGGGCGCGACGGCATAGGCGAAGCCCGCAACAATGCGATGGGCGAACGCCGCGCATGAAGCCATACTAAATCCCCATTGAAACATGCGCGATAAATGCCGCAGAACGCCTGGACGCTCACAATCAGAAAACGGCCCATACGAAAACAGTTGATTTAGTATGGCGTGATTGCTATATGGGGCATTGGAAACACGTTGAGAGGCCGTAGCATCATGGGAAAAGCCAAGCGCGCTGCGCTGTATGTCCGCGTATCGACCGACAAGCAGACTGTTGAAAATCAAATCCAGGCGCTTACGAAGGCCGCCGAACATCGCGGCTGGGATATAGTTGCTACCTATCAGGACGCGGGCATATCGGGCGCGAAGGGCCGCAAGGATCGCCCTGGGCTGGATCAAATGCTCACGGATGCGAAACGCCACAAGTTCAATGTTGTGATGGTCTGGGCAATCGACCGCATGGGGCGATCTTTGATTGATCTCTTGAAGACTATCCAACTCCTCGAACAGTGCAGCGTGGATGTGTTCATCGACCAACAGAACATCGACACAACCACGCCCGAAGGCGAACTCATGTTCCATATCGTTGGCGCGTTTGGTCAGTTTGAGCGCAAGATGATCGTAAGCCGCGTAAATGCCGGACTTAACCGCGCCCGTAAGGCGGGGAAGACGCTTGGGCGGCCAAGCGCGCTCACGCCGGCCAAAGAAGATAAAATCCGCGGCGCGCTGGCTGCTGGCAAACTTGGCATGATGAAGATTGCCAAGGAGAACAAGGTCGGCACTGGCACTGTGCAGCGGATCAAAGCGGAAATGGCGAACTAAGCGCATGGCAGTTATTCCGCCTTGCCCATCAATTTCGCTATGACATACGCGCTGGCGTGCTTGATCGTGTCCACCAGGGGAGCAATGGCGGACGGGTTATGGTCAAAGTCGGGATTGGGCGCCCTCGATCCGGGCAAGGACCGCGCATCGGCGTTTCCGGGGGTTGCGCTGATCCGGTAGAACTCGCCACTGGCAAGGCCCCGGATCATATGCGGCTCGCACAACGAGCCATCGGGCCACGCCATGCCGATGGGACAGGCGTTCTGCGCCTTCAGGCTCCTATCTATCATTTCGTGATAATGGGCGGTTGCCTCCGCCATCTTGGCCGCGAATGCCACCAGGGCAGCGTCGCGGGCCTCCAAGTGTTTCCTGACAGCGGCGATTTGTGACTTCTGGATCGCCGCGCGGTCAGCGGCAAGCGCCGCCTCGTTCCGCTGGATCGCGGCGCGGTGCGCGGCCTGAAGCGTTTTCACGCGCTCGCGGGCAATCGCAATTTTGCGGTTCAAGGCTTCAAGTTCAATCGCCGCGTTTGGAACCTGCTCGACCGCCGCCAGCGATGCGGGGCCATGCTGCCTCTCCAACTCGGCCAATTCGGCTTCGGCGTTGGCGATATTTGTCAGAATATCGGCTTGGCCGGGCGCCTTGCCGCGGCCCTTGATGGTTTCAATTATTGACATGACACGGTTCCTTTGGCTGCGATGGGGTTGCTGCGCCGCTGTGAGCCTCCCAGGCGGCGAAGTGGGGACGATTGGGAGTGCTGCCGGCCCAGACATGGCTGGGCCTGGACCGGCAGCGTTGCAGAGGCGCCCTGCGAAGGGCGATGTCGGTCAGGACACCGCGCGGGTCGGGGAGCTTCCGCAAACTTTGTGAGTGAAAACGAGATATGAGTGCGGCGCCCGCCTGGGGCGTCACCATGCAGGGCGCCAGGTGCGGCCACGCATCGCGGCAATTCATTAACCGGCCGCGCTGGCGGCGGGATAAACCCCAATTCAACCGACGAAGGAAGGCTCTCGTTTTGACCTTGCGCCCAGCCTGAGCAAACACCTCCTTTCTTAAGGAGGAGGTGTTGTGCTCAAGCTCATGGGAAACTGCCTGAGCAAAGTGCTTGAGCAAAATTCTGGCTTGCTCAGGTCCGCCGTAAGTGTCTGACGCGACTCCGGTTTCGACCTGAG